TCTATCAGAATCAGGCAAAGAAGTTTGCCATATTTAAAGAGAACCTCAGTGACGACAACAACGTGATTTACCCTGTACTTGGGTTAGTATCTGAAAGTGGTGAAGTTGCTGATAAGATCAAGAAGATCATGAGAGACACTAACATTCCTTTAAGGTCTTTATCTGCTGAAACTAAATTAGAGGTATCAAAAGAACTTGGTGACTGTCTTTGGTACATCGCAATAATTGCTGACATTCTAGATTTCGACCTGTCAGAGATAGCTGAGGGTAATTTAGATAAACTCATCTCTAGAAGAAACAGATCCAAGTTAAAAGGATCAGGTGATAATAGATGAGGTTAGTCTTTGATATCGAGACTGACGGACTTCTAGACACACTAACTCAAATTCACTGTATTGTACTTAAAGACATCGACACTAATGAAGTCTTTAGCTTTCCACCTGCTGACGTAGAGCAGGGATTGGACATGTTGTACAAAGCAGACACCATCATTGGTCATAACATTATTAACTTTGATATACCTGCTATTCAAAAGGTTCATCCTTCATTTGAAACTGAGGCCAAGGTATTAGACACACTTGTCTTAAGCAGGGTTATTAAAGCTGACCAAACCAACACAGATTTCTCCTCTATGGTTCTCCCTCGGAAGTTAAACGGATCTCATGGCCTAAAGGCTTGGGGTATTCGTCTTGGCATTCTGAAGGGAGACTATGGAGAAACTACTGACTGGTCTAGGTGGTCAGAAGAAATGCAGAGTTATTGTTTACAGGACGTAGAAGTCACCCACTCACTTTGGAAGCATCTAGCTCCGGAGAAGTGGTCACAGGAGAGCATAACCTTTGAACATCAGATAGCTGAAGTTTGCAATAGAATAGGAGCTGAAGGATGGACATTCAACGAACGAAAGGCAGGTGATCTTTATTCTAAACTGGCTCAAAAGAGAGCTGATCTTGAAGTCGAACTTCAGACATTGTTTGAGCCTTGGGAGATTCATACTGAGTTTATCCCAAAGGTCAACAACAAGAAACTGGGGTATACCAAAGGGGAACCATTTACGAAAGTAAAGGTTATCGACTTCAACCCAAATAGCAGACGACATATACAGTTCTGCTTACAGCAAAAGTATAAGTGGAAACCGAAGAAGTTTACTCCTTCCGGTGAAGCTCAGATTGACGAAAGTATTTTGGCCAACCTCCCTTTCCCTGAGGCCAAAAAGTTGGCCTATATGTTCCTCCTCCAAAAACGTATAGGCCAACTAGCTGAGGGATCCCAAGCATGGTTAAAACTATGTGATGGTGGTCTTATTCGTCACAACATAATTTCAGCAGGTACTGTGACATTGAGAGCAGCTCACAGGTACCCTAACTTAGCTCAGGTTCCAAGTGTTGGCTCTGAGTTTGGTAAAGAGTGCCGTGAGTTATTTACAGTACCTGCTGATTACTCACTTGTAGGGTCAGACCTGTCAGGACTTGAGCTAAGGTGTTTAGCTCACTTCTTAGCATACACTGACAAAGGTGACTATGCTCAGGAGATCCTGAACGGTGACATCCACACTACAAATCAAAAGGCTGCAGGACTTGATACAAGAGACCAAGCCAAGAAGTTTATCTACACTTTATTATATGGTGGAGGTGACCTTAAAGTTGGTCAGGTCTTAGGTAAAGGAGCTAAGGAAGGTAAGGCAACTAAAGAGAAGTTCTTTAAAGCTATGCCTTCGTTCACTCAGCTTAAAAGACAGGTACAAGATGCTGCAGAACGTGGTTACTTAATTGGACTGACAGGTGAACAAGTAAAGATCCGTTCAGCTCATGCAGCTCTAAACACGTTACTTCAAAACACCGGATCCACCATTAGTAAGAAGTGGGTCATCCTCATAGATCAAGAACTCAGGAAACAAGGCCTCGATGCCAAGATTATAGCTTGGGTTCATGATGAAGTTCAAATCAAATGCAAGAAAGGAATAGAAGACGATGTCGGTGATATCACTGGAAGAATGGCGAAAGAAGCAGGTGACTACTTCAAGTTCAAAATCCCTATTGCATCTGAATACACAATCGGAAGTAACTGGGCAGAAACTCACTAAAGCCGAGAGAGAACTAGATAAGAAGACAGCAGAGGCCGTAAGTGGCCTCTGTTTTATTATATGGAGTGCTTGGACACTGCCTTTCACGACAAGAGGCAAGATAGCAAGGACTTACCCTGAACTGGTTGGAATATGTGCCAGTGAAGGATTAATCACAATGAAAATAGACAGCATTAGTTGGGGCAGACACTGGTTAGCCACGGATGAAGGCTTGGATTACTTAGAGGAGAATGAATATTATGATGGCACTGATTGATGCAGATTTATATCTGTATAGAACCTTGGCAGCTACTGAGGATGAGACTGACTGGGGTGACGATGTATGGTCGTTAACGTCAGACATAGGATCTGCTAAAAAGAGCTTTGATAAGCTTATGAAACGATATGCTGAGGACTGTGGTGTAGACTGGTTTATCCTATGTTTTTCTGACAAGGAGAACTTTAGAAAGTCATTACACCCTGATTATAAAGCAGCTCGTAAAAAGATCCGTAAGCCGGTTGGCTATGCCTACATGATGGACTGGTGCAAAAAGACTTACAAGACAGTCACCATGCCTAAGCTAGAGGCTGACGATGTCATGGGTATCAAGTCTACTTCGACAACTATTATTATTAGTGACGACAAGGATATGAAGACAATACCCACGAAGATATATCGTCCTATGTCGAATGAGTTTCTAAACGTCAGTCAACAAGAGGCCGACAAGAACTTCTTAACTCAGGCTCTAACAGGTGATTCAACTGACGGATATAAAGGACTGTCAGGTGTTGGTGAAAAGAAGGCTCAGGCCATCTTAGGATCTAGGCCTCACTGGGGTGCTGTTGAGGATGCATATGTTAAGGCAGGTTACACTAAAGAAGAGGCTTTAACTCAGGCTAGACTAGCTAGGATCTTAAGGAGACAAGACTGGGATCATGAGAAAGAGGAGGTCAAACTATGGACACCTTAATTCTCAATATCTACCTCATTGTATTCAAGTTCTTCAACAGAATATCAACCTACTTTTACAACAAATACTGCCGGAGACTTCATCGCAAACAGCAACGTGATGGCAAGAGACGGCTATGAGACATATGGAGTTCATGAAAGCTATGGCTAAACAGGAAAAGATCATTACCAAACCACCTCATTACGAGGTCTTCAAGATAGAGCCAGTGTCCTTCATCATGAAGAACGGCCTGTCCTTTTGGAAGGGTAACATCATCAAATACGTCATGAGAGCAGGTCTAAAGACCTACGACAATCAAGACGAAATTCAATCAGAAATAACAGATCTTCAGAAGGCAGTCAGATACTGCGAAATGAGGATTAATCAATTAGAAGGAAAAGAACCAAATGCAATTAGATAACTATTTACCATCATTATATCAGCAGTTTATACATCTATCACGATACTCACGGTGGCTACCTGAAGAAGGAAGACGTGAGAACTGGGGTGAGACTGTAGATCGATACTTTAACTTCTTTGAAGAACACCTCATGGAGCAGTGTAATTATCCCCTTCCTCCTGTAATTGCACATAAGCTCCGTGAGGCCGTATTAGAACTGAGGGTTATGCCTTCAATGAGGTGTCTCATGACAGCCGGTGAGGCACTGAAGAAAGAAAACATAGCAGGTTATAACTGCAGCTATGTATCAGTAAACAGACTGGGTGCATTCGATGAAATACTATATGTATTAATGAATGGTACTGGTGTCGGATTCAGTGTCGAAAGACAGAATGTAAACAAGCTACCAGTGATTGCTGAGGCCTTCTACAACAGTGATACAGTCATTACAGTTAAGGATAGTAAACTTGGATGGGCAAAGGCCTACAAGGAGCTAATCGGATTGTTATACATAGGTCAAATACCTGAGTGGGATACAAGCTTAGTTAGACCTGCCGGTTCACCATTGAAGACATTTGGTGGTCGAGCCTCAGGAGCTATTCCACTTGAGAACCTGTTTAACTTTACCGTACAGGTTATCAAGAATGCTGCAGGTCGTAAGCTAAACTCAGTCGAGTGTCATGACATTGTGTGTAAGATAGCCGAGGTGGTGGTTGTTGGTGGTGTCAGAAGGTCAGCTTTAATTAGCCTATCTAACCTATCAGATGACAGGATGAGACATGCCAAGTCAGGTGAATGGTGGAATGCTAATAAGCAAAGAGCCTTAGCTAATAACTCAGCAGTCTACACTGAAACACCTGACATAGGAATATTTATGGATGAGTGGAAGTCTCTATATGAATCTAAGTCAGGTGAACGTGGTATCTTCAACAGACAGTCAGCTAATAACATGGCTGATGCCTCAGGTCGTAGGAATGTCGAAGGCTATGAGTTTGGTACTAACCCATGCTCAGAGATCATATTAAGAGACCGTGAGTTCTGTAACTTATCTGAGGTAGTTGTACGTCCAACAGATACTAAAGAGACACTCCTTGAGAAGGTAAGACTGGCAACCATCATAGGTACAATACAGTCAACCCTGACTAACTTCAGGTATGTCTCCAGTGAGTGGAAGAAGAACTGTGCAGAGGAACGACTACTCGGTGTGTCGTTAACCGGTATCATGGATAACCCATTGACTAACGGATCAGACATCAATCTCAATGTCTTACTTCAGGAGCTGAAGGATGAGGCAGTTAAGACTAATGAAGAGTATGCTAAAGAACTAGGTATACCTCAGTCTGTTGCTATCACATGTGTTAAACCATCAGGCACTGTCAGTCAGTTAGTCGATGCAGCCTCAGGCATTCATGCACGACACAACCCCTACTACATCAGAACAGTACGAGGTGATAAGAAAGACCCAATGACTAAGCTTATGGTTGACCTCGGATTCCCTGCTGAAGACGATGTGATGAACCCTGACAACACTACAATCTTTAGCTTTCCAATGGAGGCACCTAAGGATGCAGTCTTCAGGACAGATAAGACAGCCATAGAACAGCTAGAGTTATGGCTCACATATCAGAAGTACTGGTGTGAACATAAGCCTTCAGTAACTATCTCAGTTAAAGAGAGTGAGTGGTTGGAGGTTGGTGCTTGGGTCTATAAGAACTTCGACTGGATGAGTGGTGTGTCGTTCTTACCATTCGATGATCACAGCTATGCTCAAGCTCCTTACCAAGACTGCGATCAGTCTGAGTACGATCTCATGGCTCAGGCTATGCCTACATCAGTGGACTGGTCTAAGCTTAAAGACTATGAGGAACAGGATAACACTATCGGATCTCAGGAACTAGCCTGTACCGGAACATCCTGTGAGATAGTCTAATGGCTACACCTTGTCTTCATGTATGTAAGATAGACACTGACATAGGTATGTGCAGTGGATGTCACAGGACTATGCATGAGATAAAGCAGTGGTCATCCATGAGTGAACAGGAACAGATAGCCTACATGCAATGTGTCATACCTAAGAGACGTATGGCACATGAGGCTAGGCTATTGGATACATGAGTAAAGGTGTGAACTGTCAGAATGCCAACTATAGGTTGTAGCATCAAGGCTAACACAGGCTATCTCTAACAGTTCACAAGTACTAATGTATACTATTGTAATAGGTTATCAAGGGGTCACTAATGTCCTGTCACTAGACACTAATTGATCCCTTAGTTAACTATAGGGGTACTTATGTCCACCCTTAGGAGAGACTAGGAGTAAATGAGTGATGTATGTGTGTATCAATGGTGATACATGGGTTAACTAGAGATAGAACTATAGGGATTGAGTGAGTAAGTTCCCTATTTTCAACGACCTTAAATATACCCCTTACGGATAAGTTTCACTTAATGTCTAATGTCTTAAGATACATAGGTACTATAGCATCAAGAGATATATAGTCCTTTGACATAAGTTATCTATAGTTATCAAGTACTTAGCATGTATTGTCGTTCAATTTTGGTACCATACCTCAGATTTTAGACCCCCATACCCTTAATAATACAATCAATTTCAAAAAGTCGTTAAAGCCTTCTTGTTGTTGTTATTGTTGTCCGACCTTTAGAAGCAGAGAAGGAAATCCCATGGCCTTAGAAAGTGCAACCTATATTAATGGTTTAGTGACTACTAACCCAACGTCCACTGATGCCCTCGCACAGGCAGACGATCACCTTCGTTTAATCAAGACTACCATTAAAGCTACGTTCCCTAACATCACCGGTGCTGTCACTGCGACCCACACCCAGTTAAACCAAGACCCAACTTCCCTGTTAGATTCTAATGGTGCCACTCGTGTGGCTGCCAGTACTACAGGTGCCAGTGTAACCGGTAACCTTGCGATCTCAGGTAACATAGTCCTTAGTGGATCAGGCCTGACTTTGGGTACCCATACAGCAGGTAACTATGTAGCCGGTATAACTGCCGGTACTGGTGTTACCGTATCAGGCTCCGGATCCGAAGGTGCAACCCCTACAATATCTATAGGCCAAGCCGTGGCGACTAACTCCACAGTTCAGTTTGGTGAAGTTAGATCCACAGGTAACGTCACAGCCTACTATTCAGACATGAGACTTAAGACCGACATTCAACCCATTGACGGAGCCTTATCCAAGGTTATGACACTCAATGGGTTTTACTTCAGACCGAATGAGATAGCTCAAGATTACGGTTATGAAGATAAGGTGGAGGTAGGGGTCTCTGCTCAGGACGTTCAAGCTATCATGCCTGAGATAATAGCTGAGGCTCCTATCGACCCTGAGTATATGACGGTTCACTATGAGAAACTAGCACCGTTACTTATCGAGGCCATTAAGGAGCTTAAGAAAGAATTAGACGATCATAAGAAGGGATGTGAGTGCAATGGCTATCCAGTCTAGTGGTACCATATCCATGGATAACATCCGTACTGAGTTTGGTGACACCGGTTCCATTGCCTTAAGCCAGTGCTATCGTGGTGGTAGTATCGTTCCCTCGACATTAGAAGGACTGGCTTTTGCAGGTTCTACTTCAGCAACCAGTAATAACTCAGGTCGTGGTGGTGTAGACCAAGGTTTTTCTTTTAACAGTAGTAGTCTATTTAGGTATTCACTATGGTCAGACAACGGAGCAGTTAATGTTCAGTCATGGTCTTTTACTGTAGATGTCACTGGTACATATAACTATTACTTTGGTTACTACTACGGTGGATCAGGTAATACCTCAACAGCTACAATCGTTTTAGCTAAGAATGGAACTAATACACTTAACCAAGGTTTATCCTCTAACGACAGTACGAATGCATACTACGGAAGTTGTGCAGCTACTGCAGGTGACACTATTACTGGTTCGTTCTCAGGTTCATCTAATGGATGGTCTAGTAATACATTTCAGTTTGGTGGTAACAACAGTAATACTCGTATAATAACTGTGGGTGTAAATGCCAGTGTTCCTACCTCAGGTGCTATAGACCTACAAGACTTTTACTCAACGACTAATGAACTTGCTCTAGGTAGTGTAGGTGGTGGTTAAATGTTTAAGGTATTAGTCGTGGCCTGTATGGTCGCTAATCCCAAGCAATGCATGTTTATCGAAAACATCCAGTACCCAGTTGTCTATGAAACATTTGAGGCCTGTAAGTCTCGTGCCTTAGAAATAGGTAGTGAGGTTCCTGAGTATATGACTGGTTATAGAGCTGTCACTTGGAAATGCTCAAAGATAAAAGAAGGCAGGTTCACATGAGTGAAGACGAACAAAAGATATTAGATAAAAGATATGAAGACTTCATGTCAGAGATAAAGAAGAAAAACAGTGTTCTTTACTTTGAGCTTAGGAGCAAAGAAATACCGATTAAAGAAAGTAAATGATATGGCTACTAACTTTCCAATAAGAGACTTAGGTTCTGTTGGAGTTATATCTGATTTAAGTTCATACAACATACCAGTTAATGCTTTTAGCGAGGCTTTGAATGTAAGGTTTGACGAGGGGAAAGTCCGTAGGTCACCAATCTTCAGAACAGTAAAAGGATCACTGGGATTTACCCCTCGTTTCAGTTATGGTGTCGTTCCTTCCACAGGCTACGATAGTGTGGTTATGATTTCTGATGCCTATGTTATCAAAGAGTATAACTCCGGCACAGTCTCAGACAGAAGTGGTTCAATCAGTGGCAGTTCAGATCCACGACCTTTTACAGGAACCTCTCTGTCTTCAGTTACATATATCAATAGAAAAGACCGTGTACCTATTTTTAGGACTTCAGCAGGTACTAACTTTGCTGACCTAACAAACTGGCCTACGTCCTACCGTTGTGCATCCCTAAGGTCTTACAATGACTTTTTACTTGCCTTAAACACAACCGAGGGATCAAGTAACTTCCCTACTCGTGTAAGGTGGTCGAACATTGCTACAGCAGATGCCGTTCCTGATAGTTGGGATGAAACTGACTTAACTAAGTCTGCAGGGTTTAACGACTTAGGTGAAATGCAGACAGGTATTATCGATGGTATGCCTCTCGGCTCTAACTTTATTATTTACTCCAGTGACCAAATTTGGCTAATGGAGTTTGTTGGTGGTACCTTCATATTTAACTTTAGAAAGTTATTTACAGATTCAGGTCTTATTAATCAAAACTGTGTTGTCGAAGTTGATGGTAAACATTATTGCTTTGGTGCCTTTGACATCTATATGCATGATGGAACATCAAAGCAGTCTATATGTGACGAAAGAGTAAGAACCTTTATCTATACTGGTTTAAACAACACAGCGAAAGAAAGGTTCTTTGTTCAGCATAACCCAACACTTAATGAGATATACTTCTGTTACCTGTCAGGTGATAGCTTAGTAAGTTTTACTAATGCTACTAGGTGTAACAGAGCTGCAGTTTATAACTACAGAAACAACACATGGTCATTCATGGATTTACCTAACGTATCTTCAGGAACCGTGGCTAACGTAAACTCCATTGTAACCTATGCAACAGCAACTGCTTTAACCTATGCCCTAACTGGTGGCACCTACTATGGTCAGGAAGATTCATTTGACCGTCACACGTTAATGGTGGGTGAGGATAACTCTGCTGATGGTATAACCTCAGACAAGCTTTATGCCTTAGACTTATCCGATATAGGTAGAGTAGCATTTCAATTAGACACTGAGGCTATTAAACCTGCCAGTGTCGAAAGAGTTGGTATTGACTTAGATGAGACTAAAGTACCCTTAAGTGGTTACAAAGTTATCAATGCCATTTACCCTCAGGCTACAACGACTAACTCTAACAAGAGTATTGTTTTTACTTTTGGTGCTTCTGATGTACCTAACTCAGAACCAACCTATGGAAGTGCAACAACCTTTAACACAGGAACTGACTATAAGATTGATAGTCGATCAGCCGGTAGATACCTTAGCTATAAAATAGAAGTCTCAGATAATAAAGACTTTGAGGTCTCAGGTTTTGACATCGACATATCAGCTACTGGTTCAAGATAATGGCAGTAGACAGTAAAACAAATGTAACAGTTCAGGGTTATAGTAGATCTCAATACCCTGTCTTTGAAGAGGGTATGAGACGTTACCTCCAAGAAGAGTTACAGAGAATAGAAAATGCAATCAGACAACTACAGGTAGCAGCAATCGTTGTAGCTGACGTTGAACCTGAGAATAAAATAAGAGGCATGGTTAGATATGCCGTGTCACCATGGAACCCCTTATCAAATGGGTTTAGTGGTTTAGTCGTTTATAACGGATCAGCATGGGTGGCAGTATGACATTAAACAACCCAGTAATGCTAAAGGCCTCGGTTACGGCTTATCAGCAAAAGTTAGAAAATGCTATTGATAAAGGTGAAGTAACAGACGTTATGGATCAATGTACTTTACAGCATCACTTTGCTGAATATTTAAAAGAGTACGATGCAGGTGTCTATGCAAGAGAGATGTTTATTCCTAAGGGTGTAACTGTCGTTGGTAAGATCCATAGGTACTCACATTTATCGTTCTTACTTAAAGGTAAGATAATAGTTATCTCTGAGTTTACTGACAGGATCACTATGGAGGCACCTTATACTTTTGCCTCACCTGCAGGGTCTAAAAGAGCATTCTTTGCTTTAGAAGATGCCTTATTAACAAACGTACATATGACTAGAACACCATATGAAAAAAACCTTCCTGATATTGAAAAGGAAGTAATCGCTGAAAGTTACTCAGAACTAGGAATGGAAGAACCTGACATAGATCTGTTTAACAATAATATCTTAAGAAAGGAATAATATCATGGCATGGGGTGCAGTCGCAGGAGCCGTCATCGGTGGAGTTATGTCAAACAAAGCAGCAAAGAAATCTGCTGCAGCATCTAGATATGCAACAGACCAACAGATGGCAGGGTTTAACCTAGCTAAACCATATATCGAGGCAGGTTACAAAGGTGGTCAAGAAGGACTTAACTACTCCTTAGACAAAGGTGCCTATTCAGGTGACACCTATGCCAACATGAATAACATGTCCAATGCCGGTTATAACTATATGAATAACTTTGGTATGGGTCAGCAGGGTAATGCTCAAAACTTTATGAACCAAGGTGCTAACTACGGTAACAACTTTAATGATCTCTACAATAAAGCAGGTCAGGATAACTTAGGTGCTGCAAATGCTTATGCTGTTAACAACTCTCAGGGTCTCATTAATTCGGCTATGCGAGACAGTACAAGACAACTTAATGAACAGACTTTACCGGCTATTAACATGGCTGCGACAAGTAGTGGTAATGTTAACTCCTCTAGAGCAGGAGTTGCTGATGCTATTGCTCGTAGGTCTTATGATGACCGTATGGCAGATACCACCTCAAATATTCAAAATAACTTATCCAATCAATATTTAAATCAGAACCAAAATCAATTTGCTAATCAGATGAATGCCAATCAGCAGCTAGGTGGTGTGTATAACCAAGGATTTGGCATGGGTAATCAGATTTCAGGAATGATGACCGGTGCAGGTGGGGCATTCCAAGCAGATGCACAAAACCAAATGAATACCGACAAGGCACAGTTTGAAGACGACAGAGACTTTCAGTTAAACCAGTACAATAAGTATATGTCAGGTATTATGGGTAAGGCACCTATGACCACAGGACAGATTACACCTAACTTATATAACCCTCAAATGTCAGGACTTATGGGTGCCATGCAGGGATTTGGCATGGGTGGTAAAATACAGGATGCCTTTAATAACCGAGGTGGTGGTAATAATTTTACTGCAGGTGACATAACAAATTATAAAACTGATCCTTATGGTGCGATGGGAACAGGGAATCCTACTTATGGATTTGGTTAATAATGATAGACCCATATGGCTACCTATCAAACTACAGTAATGCCGTAACTCCATCTCTCTTAGACTTGGTCATGCAAAATGAAACAGGTCACCTTAATGCTCAAGACAGGTTCGACCCTCGTAAATCAAAATCATCTAAGGGGGCGATTGGTGGTTACCAGTTAATGCCTAACTTACTCCATGACTACGGCTATGGAATGAAACCCTATATACAGTCGGATGCCTTAGACCCTAAAAAGTCTAGAGATATAGCCGGTAAGTTAATTACAGGTTACTCCAATCACTATGGTTTTAAAAACGTAGCTGACACATTGATCGGTTACAACATGGGTGCCAAGGCAACGAGTGACTGGATAAAAAAGGGTAGGAAGTTAGAAGACCTACCTAATGAAACTAAGGCTTATCTAAAAAGAGCTATGGGTTACATACAAAACAACCCTGACCAGTACAGCCTAGAAAAGATCAATCAAGAAATTGCAGAAGTCAGTGATGACAATCAAGAAGGAACTAATGGTATGAATATGTTCACCCCTAATTACTACAGGCAGCTTCAGGCACAGAACTTTATCACAGGTGAAGGAAATAGAAGTTTAGTCGAAGACCCATATAGTGAAGGCTTTGGAAATTATGGTATGTCACCGGCTGATCCTATACTAGCTAATAATCAACATATTGTCGGTAACCCAAATAACAATAACTTTGTGTCACCTGAGGTAAATGGTGTTTTAGCTAATAATAATGTCGTTACAAGAAATGACAATGACATGATGTTTCAAGCAAATTCAGCTAATGGTGGTTTGTTTCCGGCTCAAGCTAATACAGTAAATAATGGCACTAATACAAACAACACTAACGGTGTATTGAACTCCAACTTTCTATCAGGTGCTGCAGCTACTGAGAAACGTAGAGACAGACAAGACCTATCTAAAGGTGTCAGATACCCTGAAGACATAGGTCTGAATGAAATGCTTATCCGTATTGGTGGTGCAGGTCAGGCTAATGCTCAGTTAGGTGGTAACAGACAGATTGCAGATGCTACATCTATGTATGGCAACATCATGGATTACAACAGAGGTCAGGCCTTAGCTAAGTATAAGACTGATATGGCTAATGCCAAGAAGACAGCTAAACAGGCAAGAGCTGATCAAGACTACTTAGGTAATATAGACCAGTCACTTGCTGATATGGACAAAGCCTTAGCAGGTCTTAAATCTGTTAAAGGTAATACATTTACTGGTGTCACAGGTTTATGGGATGGAACTGTAGGTTCTTTTATAGATTCAATGACAGGTGACCCTAAAGCCACAACAAGACTACTTCTTAAAAAACTTAAAGTTGACGACACACTACTTCGTATTGCTCAGACAAAGGGTGCAATCTCTAACAAGGAGATGGATTTATTTATGTCACCTGCTCCCTCAGTAGGTTTTGATCAAGAAGAAATATGGGAAAGATGGATTAACGAAAGAAAAGTAGCTCTTCAAAGAATCAAAGCAAGACTTACAGGTAACATGCAGGTTGTTCCTAACCAACAGGCCTCACAGAACCAAGTCAATTCTTTTACTTCAAATGGTATAATAGTAAAGCAGATTAAATAATATGGCACAGTATCAAATAGGCAATAATGTCTACGAAATCCCTGATGGCACACCTCAAGCGACTGTTACCGATATAATTAACCAAATTACACTAGGTATGGCTAACCAAGGTAACAATCAGCAGCAAGATACTAATCAACAGCAAGGTACTGACAATGCCTTTGAATTTAGTGTTGACCAAGCTCAGAAACTCGGTGGTAAAGGCATAGAGGCCATTGGTAGGCTTACAGGTTTTAAAGGTGTTGAGGATTACGGTACAGGTGTAGTTAAACAACAGGAAAAAGACATTACTGCAGGTGGTTACAAGCCTAAGTACAACAAATCATTCTCAGATACCTTCGATGAAAAAGGTGTAGGAGCTGCATTTGAGTGGATAGGTGAAAAAGTAGCTGAGAACTCAGTCACTACAGGTGCATCATTAGTCGGTGCCGGTGCTACAGCCGTTGCAGCTCTATTATCAACTCCTGTAGCTGCAGTTTTAGGTGTTGGTACCCTTGTTGGTAGTGCTATTTTAGGTACAGGTGAAGTTGCCGGAGAGATTGAAGACAAAACCGGTAGTTATGACCCTAAAGTAGCCGTTGGAGTTGGAGCTATTATCGGTTTCTTAGACAAGTTTGGTGCATCTAAGGTTATACCTAAGGATCAACTAGCCAAAATGACTGTTAAACAGATGGCAACCAAGTTACATAAGTCAGGTTACAAACAAGCATCTAAAGAACTCATAAAGAGAACACTTAAAAAAGGTGGTTATGAAGGAATTACTGAAGCCGGACAAGAAAGTCTGTCTATGGGAGCCTCAGCAGCCTCAGGTGGAGACTATACAGCCAAAGAAGTTAAAGACAGACTTATAGACAGTGCCGTTATTGGTACGTCAATGGGTGGTGGTGTATCTGTCGGTACTGATGCAGTCACTAGTGGTGTAAACACAGCTAGAAAAGTAAAAGACGGTGTTACATCTATATTTGACAAAAAGACAAACGAGGCCTCAGACCCTGAAGGTGCTACAGAGTTAGCAAACAGGCTTAATACAATAGCAACAGCTAACGACTACAACCTTCAAGACCTCGATAAGATGTCTACTAAGGGTGCAAGAGAAACTGTTGATAAGGCACACGTTCAAGTTACTGAAGAGCTAAAGCAATTAGGTAAAGACCTTAAAGAAAGACTTCAGATATCAACTACTGACGAGCTATCTGTTGTTATTGACAAAGTATTAGCTCAGGCCGGTCAAAGAGAGGCTAGAAACAAGACTAAAAACACTGTTGGTCAGCAAGAATTTGAAGCTATTGAAAGATTAACTGGTGACACACTAGAAGGTCAGAAAATGCTGTCTCTTATGAGGCAGATGAATGAACTAACTGAGTTACATAACGGTGGATATCAACAAGGCCTATCCAAAATAACAGACAACTTCTCCCCTATTGGTGGAGGCATTGGTTATGACAAAGGTGCTATTAATACTGAGAAGGTATTACGTCCTATAGCCTCAGGTGGAGCAGCTATAACTACTGGTGGAGCATCTTTACTTGGACAACTTGGTATTGTTGCAGGTGGACGAGCTATAGACAAGTTAAGAGGTGTTAATAAGAGTGTTGTCGATCAATACATTGAAGATAATAAAGACGGTGACGGTATTGACCTTGGTAATAACCAAAGTCTTAGACAGAATGCCATAGACAAAGCTAATCAAGCTGAACAAGAGGCAATACTAGCAGAACGACAGGCTGCACAGGAGAAACAAGACTTAGAAAACCTTCGTATGCAGTTAGATCAAGAAAATGCACCCCCTACTCCAAATTCACCACAATTTACAATGGAAGATGGTACAGGTTTAACAAAAGAACAGGTTGAAGATGTATTTTCATTAATAGAACAAAATCCTAACATAAACCCTACCCTTAAAAAATCTATAGACGATTACAGGAACTCAGTTCGTATTGGTGGTAAAGTTTCTAACTTATCCGACTTAATGAGAGCCGTTAATTCAGCTATAGATTCAAACGGTATCGAAAGAACTAATCCACAAAACCAAAGTTTAATGCAACCTATGCAGCAAGGTGGTGGAACTCCTAGTTACCAAAACAACCCTAATTACCAACGAGGTATAGACGACAATAAAGCCTTTGCAGATGAGCTTATAGAGGCCGTTAACAATGACACAACTCTGAGTGTTGTCGATAAACCTATATTAACTCAGGCACTATTGAATCTTAAAAAGAACTTAGGATCTAACCCTATTGAAACAGGTACTAAGATCATTGAGGATTTAGGAGCTAGACTTAAGAACCCTGAGGCCATACAGCAATATGTCGTTCCCTACTTACAAAGGGTTACACAACAACAGCCTAATCAACAGCAACAACAACCTGTACAACCTGAAGAAGAATCTCAAATAGATGAAATGGTTGAACCTGAGTTTGACGAAGGTGACCCTATTTTAGGTGCTGAGTTAGATCCATTTGGTTTAGGTGATATGATTGGTATTACTAGTGATGGTATAAGACCTACTGATCTTGAATTACAGCAAATGAAAGACGGTACATTTAAACCTGAAAAGAAACAGTCATTAGTTGAGGCTTATGGTGGGATACAAAAGTTATGGGAACAAGCCACAGGAAGAACAACACCATTTGAAAACACACCTGAGAATGTTGAAATTATAGCTACTGCTATGGCTCATGAAGGTATTAAAAACATAGGTTTAGATGGTAATGCTATTGGATGGTATGACAGAAAGCTAAAAGCAGCCAAAGCTATTATAAGTTCAATAGAGCCAAGGTATCAAGGTAATGAGGCAGCATTTGATTATGTTTTAGCCGTAACATCAAATGGTATAGCAGTAGCTGATAACTTTAACTATGCTATGGAAGTATTTAGAGAGTTTTTAGATACAGGAAAAATGCCTGAAAACTTTAATAAAGGTGGTGAAAGAACACAGGCAATGCAAAATGCTTTTAAGTTCTTTAATGCATGGAATAATCAATATGGTGGTAGAGGTAACATGCCTCTCGAAGTTTGGTTAGATTTAAATTTTACAAGAAGAGAGTTACAACAAGAACTTAATGATTTTAATAAAGCAAATAACACTGAGTTTACATTATCAGCTCAAGAAGGCCTAGATGAGGTTGTTAAAGGTAGTTATATTCTAGGAGCTAAAATAGGCCAAGGTTTTTATCAAAACCTAAGAGGTAATTATGATCCTCTTACTATGGATATATGGTGGATGAGGATGTGGAACCGTATGGTTGGAAGACCATTTAAAGAACCTACAACTGAAGCTAATCTTAAAAAAGCAAGAAATAAAGTTGAACGTAGGATGAAAGACCCTAAGGCCTCAGCTTTAGAGAAACAGATCATTAAGAAAAGTTTAAAGGATTTGGGTCTTAAAAGATCAGGTTTATATAAAGATACTAAAAGATTTGATGCTTTTATTACACAGCTTCACAAAAATTGGAACAGCTACTATAAAAACTATCAAAAGACTAATAATAAAAAGAACCCACCTAAACCTGCCTTCTTTAAAACCGTTGGAACTCATGTAAAAAACATTAATGAAGGTCTTATGGCAACACCATTCGATGCTAAAGAACGTAGTTACATGAGGTCAGTAACTGCTAGAGCTATTGAGTTAATGAGAGAAAAAGGTTATAACATTAAGACAGCCGATTATCAGGCACTTATGTGGTTCCCTGAAAAACAGTTAGCTAGAAAGCTAGGTATACAGCAGGGTCGTGGTGAAGATAACGATTATTTAGATGCAGCAATATTACTTGCACAGGCAGAAGGATTAACAAATGACCAAATCAAAGAAACACTCCCCACAACAGAACGAGGAGAGTTCGATGTTGGATCAGGTACCATCGGACAAAATGCAGGACTTCGTTCAGAGAATGATGGCCTTGGGCGAGAAGAAATTAGCCGAGAAGAATCGTTTGAAGACGATGGAGGAGGAATCCTCTCGGAAGGACGTTCTCTACGAACCCCCAACACCACCAATTCTGAAGAATTAAAAAACCCTTCAAGAATATTCCCTACTAACACTGAGATTAATTCCTACCTACCTACTATTAAAAAAGTATTAGAAGTCGGTAAAAAGGGATCACCTCAAGAGACAGGATTATCTCGTGAAGAGATATTGAGTGTAGCTAATGCACTTGGTTATGCAATGGTATTTGTTAAAAACAAAGCTGAAATGGCTAAAAGATATGGTAAGGAAACTACAGGTTTAACAGGAGGGTTTCACTCAACACGAAGAAACCAAAACAATGACCGTATTCAAATAGTCTCTATGCAACAAGGTTATAAGAACCCTAACAATCCTGATCAAAAAGTAAGTGAATTAGACGAGTTGTGGATCCTTTCACATGAGGTTGCTCATGGTTTATCTCAGTCTACAAACCAACGAGGCATGGATGATGGTCTAGGTAATTACAGAAAAAACTATCAAGGGATTAACTATGGTAAGGATCGAGAGGCATATTTAGGTACTCTTGAACAAGACTTAGGTGAAGTTATAAAAGCATTAACAGATTCACAATATGTCGGTACAGATGAAGGTGTATCAGGTAAAATCATAAAAGAAATAATGAGTATACAAAGTAATACACCCCTTATGTCTTTAAGAGAGAATGCTTTAGGTAATACAAAAGGCACAAAAATACCTAGATCAGCATTTAATAGAATGGAACAAAAGTACATTCTTACAATAAAAAGACAAAAAGATGATATCAATGAAACACAACGTATGATTGATGAAGAACAAGCACCAATTCAACGTAAATTACAAGGTGAGAAACGTCAATTAAGCAACCTTGTCAAAAGCTATAATAACTTCAAGATTAAAAGAAGTGCATATACTGAATCTATCCCTGAGTTAATAGCTGATGCCGTAGGTGCTTATTTAATGTCACCTCAACAGTTTAAATCTGTAGCACCTAACACAGCTAAGTTTATTAGAGACAACTTAAACAACAAACCATCATCTAAGTTTGTTAAATTCTATGCATCACCATTAGGAACTATATTAGCCATTATTATGTCGGCTTTTGCAATGGATGACCGTGAAGAAGAACAACAGCCTCAGATGAGTGCAGGAGCTTTAGATTTAGGTCAAGGTGCATTGAGTGCCTGATTTAAAAAAGTCTAGAGCCAAGTCACCATCAAAAACTGTATATCCTCAGAAGGCTCCTAAGAATAACTACTTTTCAACATTGATGGAAACTGAAGAAGGTAGAGCATTACGAAAGTCTTGGTCTAACAAGAAGAAGATAAACGGTGGTCGTCCACGAGGGGTTCCTGACGGCTATAGAAAAGAGCAAATAGAACCCATTAGAGCAGAAGCGAAAAAGGAAGCAGAGAGGTTAGTTAATATTATGGCTGATAAGTTTAACATAGAAGACGAATACTCTAAACAGGCATTACAGACAGCAGTCGAGGTAATGAACGTGGTTGGAGAAACAAGAGAGAGACTAGCTGCAGCAAGACTGGTATTAGATTTTACCAAGCAGAAACCTGCATCTAAGAATGAAGTAGCTTTGACTAAAGCTGAAGACTTTCTAGCATCTCTCGTTACTGAAGAAAACGATGGATCCACAACTAAAGAAGATTAGAAAACGACTTCTTAATGAGTTTCCTTTTTACTCAAAATCTGCATTAAAGATACGAACAAAGTCAGGTGATATTGCTCCACTTGCTTTGAACCCTGCCCAGTTAATTCTACAGAAGGCAGTCGATAAACAACAAAAAACAGAAGGTAAGATTAGGGTTATCATCCTAAAGGCTAGACAACAGGGTCTATCGACCTATACCGGTGGCTACCTTTACTTCTCAGTGTCTCAGAATAAAGCTCGTAAGGGTATGGTTATTACTCACCATGCCGATAGTACTAGAGCATTATTTGATATGACTAAAAGATATCATGAGAACTGTCCGGAGATACTCAAGCCTCATACTAAATACTCATCAAGAAGGGAGTTAAGCTTTGATATCCTTGACAGTTCTTTCGTGGTCGCCACAGCAGGTGGAGACAGCGTTGGCAGGGGGGAGACAATTACTCATTGTCATGCCTCGGAACTTGCTTTTTGGCCTAAGTCGTCTGCTGAAGACATTTGGAATGGTCTTGCTCAAGCAGTTCCTAATACCCCTAACACAGCAATCTTTATTGAAAGTACGGCAAATGGTATATCCGGTATATTCTACAATTTATGGAAAGGTGCTATCGAAGGTAAGAACGGCTATGTGCCGGTTTTTATTCCATGGTTCACTGACCCTGATTATCGTGAAGAAGTACCTAAAAACTTTAAGCGAACCCCTGATGAAAAGGATCTAGCTAAAAAGTATAAGTTAGACAATGAACAGCTTATGTTTCGTAGACGTAAGATTGCTCAAAACGGAATAGAGTTATTCAAACAAGAGTACCCTTCATTCCCTGATGAGGCCTTTCTTACTACTGGTCGTCCAGTGTTTAACCCTGAACAACTTCAGAAGTTAATACCTGAGACTAAGGATGTCGAAGAAAGACTAGCCTTAGAAACTGATGAGTGGGTGAATCATAGTCGTGGTGAACTAACTACTTTTATCAAACATGATAGTGGAGAACAGTATGTCATTGGTGCAGATGTATCTATGGGAATACGGAACGGAGACTACTCCGTGGCTATTGTACTCGATAGTAAAAAAAGACAGGTTGCAACGTGGCGAGGCCATGTCCACCCTGACTACTTCGCAACAGTATTGTTTCACTTGGGAACCTATTACAACGATGGATTTATCTGTGTAGAGAACAACTCACACGGTATATTGACCTGTACTAGGTTAGGTAAAGACTTAGCCTATCCAAACTTTTACACTGAAATACAACACGATAAACTAACTGACAGAGAAACTGTGAAACTTGGTTTTACAACCACTGTTAAAACTAAACCCTTAATCATCGATCAACTCAGAGCCTCAATGCGAGAGAAAGAGTTGGAACTTAATGACAAAGTCACAATCAGAGAAATGCTTACTTACATAGTAACCGAAAATGGTGCAATGGAGGCCGAGCATGGATGTTTTGACGACTGTGTTATGTCACTTGCTCTTGCAAACTATGTGCATGAAGGAGCTTGGGATCCTGTCGAAAGTGGGAATGAATTTTATATGGAAATGGTATAAACATGGCTAAAATTGAAGAATATTCAAAACTAGAAGACAGTGACATTGTCGTAATGGTCGAAAACAACATTAAGACTTCTGTTGGCTATTATGACAGTGAAATTTCTAAAGAACGTAAGAAAGTCACTGAGTATTACAATGCCACACTCCCACGACCTGCTCACGATGGTAATTCTAAGTTTGTATCACAGGATGTTTACGACAGTGTTGAATCATTAAAGGCAGCTCTATTAGAGACCTTTGCTGCAGGTAACAACATAGTTAAGTTTGCACCTCAGAATGCTGATGATGTTGAACAGGCAGAAGTTTGTTCTAAATACACAGACTATGTAATGTTCAGACAGAATGATGCCTTTGAAGTTATGAACTCAGCTATCCATGATGGACTAACAGCTAGAGTTGGTGTTTCTAAAGTATTTTGGGATGAGAAAGAAGAAATCATTGAGGAAGAGTTTAACGACCTGAACCAAGATGAATTAGACATGCTTATAGCTCAAGAAGGTATTGAGTTAGGTGATAATGAAACAAATGAAGTAGGTTTAATCTCAGGAACTATATTAAAAGCAAGAGATGCATCACAGGTTGTTATCCAGTCACTGGCTCCTGAAGAGTTCTTAATTGAGCCACAGGCAAAGTCATTAGATGACGTAAACTTTGTAGCTCATAGAACTCGTAAGACTTTAACTGAGTTAAGGGAAATGGGTTATTCTGAAGAAGTACTTAAAGATATAGGATCAGACCATGAGGATGTCGAAGTAGAGACAGACCCTGAGATATTAGCTAGATTTGAAAGCATCGGTGCTAGTCGTGGTTTTGATACTAAAGGCTACCAAGATCAAGTCCGTGATATCATGGTTTACGAATGTTATATGATGTTAGACAAAGAAGGCACTGGTATTGCCTACCTGTATAAAATTTGTAAAGCCGGTAATGTTATACTCGAGTGTGTAGAAGTCGATAGAAAGCCTTTTATCGTATTCACACCCCTACCCATACCCCATGCCTTTTACGGTTCTAACTTTGCATCAAAAGTTATAGCAACACAGAATGCTAGAACTATATTAACTAGGTCTATTTTAGACCATGCAGTTATAACTAATAACCCTAGATACATGGTTGTTAAGGGTGGCCTAACTAACCCAAGAGAACTTATAGATAACCGTGTTGGTGGTTTGGTAAACGTATCAAGGCCGGATGCTATATCTCCTATGCCTCAGGCACCTCTAAACCCATTTATATTTCAGACACTTCAAATGCTTGAAGAGCAAAATGAAGACACCACAGGAGTTTCAAAATTATCCCAAGGCCTCAATAAAGATGCCATTAGTAAACAAAACTCAGCAGCAATGGTTGAGCAGTTAGCGACAATGTCTCAGCAAAGACAAAAGATAATAGCTCGTAACTTTGCAAATCAATTCCTCAAGCCTTTATTCCACGAAGTTTATAAGCTTGTTGTAGAGAATGAACAGTATGAAAAGGTTGTCGATATAGCCGGTAGTTTTGTCGAGATTGACCCAACAGACTGGAAAGAAAAAAGAGACGTAATGGTTGAGCTTAAGCTCGGTTACGGTGAACAAGAAAAAGATGCTCAGAAGTTTATGCAGCTACATCAACTATTCTCACAGGATCCAAACTTACAACCAATGTATCAAATGCCAAATAGATTCAACATGATGAAAGAGGCATTGCAGAAACAAGGCATTTTAAATGTCGAAGAGTTCTTAACACCACCTGATCAATTACCTGAACCACAACCTGATCCAATGCAAGAAATGCAAACTCAAATGGCTCAGAAACAACTTGAGTTACAGGAACGTCAACAGCAATTAGCTGAGATGAAAGCTCAGATGGATGGTCAAATGAACCAAATGAAATTGGAGCTTGATAAGATGAAGGCCGAGAGTTCACATGCTCTATCCTCCGACAATCAAGATCTAAAAGAGGAGCAATTTGCTCACAAGAAGTACATAGATGAAGCTGAATTAGAAGTACTTAAGACAGCCGAAGATGTGAGAGGAATAGCCTCTCCTACAGGGTAATATCATAACACTACATTTTAACACCCCTCAAAGAGGCTTAAATCAACTTTAATAGCTAATAAGGAGACAAATATGGCTAACGAAGAACTACTTATAAGTATCGGAGACGATGCTGAACAACTTCTTAAGATGGAAGTTTTTAACAAAACAATAAACAGAATGGTCGAAGGAACTTTCCAAGCATTTGTTAATTCAAAGCCTGAAGAAACAGAAGCACGAAACAAAACCTATGACCATTACCGAGCTTTGGTTGATATCATTAACACCCTGAAACATGACATTCAGGTGCGAGATGAAATTACATCAAAGAACGAGAAAGACAACAACAGTCAAGAGGAATAGTATTATCATGAGTGACGTACAAACCCCAATAAATGAAAAAGATTCAACAGCATTAGATCCGTCTGATGTTGACGATGCCATTCTTGCACGATGGGAAGACGGTGAAAACCTATCAGAACCTGAGACCGAGGATGAACCTGTTATCGAAGAAGAAGAGACTAATAACGATTTACAGGAAGAGACAGAAGAAGACGAGGTCGATGAAGATGAAGAGACAGACCCTGAAGAAACTGAAACTGAAGATGAGGATGAAGACGATGATGTTGAAGACGAGAACCCTGTTCTTAGTGACGATGCTCAAGTTGAAATTCAAGTTGATGGTGAAACAGTTAAGGCATCTGTTAAAGATCTTAAACGGCTCTATGGTCAAGAAGCTGCTCTCACAAGAAAGTCTCAGGAAGTTTCTCAGCAACGTAAACAAGCTGAAGATAGTCTTTCTAAGTCTAGTGTCGTTCTCCAAAAGATGTTGGAGAAAGCTCAAGCAAAGTTTAAGCCTTATCAAGATGTGGACATGTTGGTCGCAAGTAAGACAATGTCTACAGAAGATTTTGCTCAACTTCGTAAAGAGTATAAGGACGTTGAAGAAGAATATAAGTTCTTAAGTGAAGAAGCTGATGTCTATTATAAAGACCTACAAAACCAACAACAAGCTCAACTGAAGTCTGCAGCTTCTGAGTGTGTAAAGGTTTTACAGGACGAAGTTCCAAACTGGAGCAACCAACTTTATAACGATATCCGTGGATATGCTATTTCCATTGGTCTACCTGAAAACGAGGTAAATAGATATGTCGATCCTAAGGTGATCCAACTTATCAATAAGGCTCGTTTGTATGACCAAGGTAAGAAGGTAGCAACTACTAAAAAGAAGAATGTAACTTCAACAAAGATCCTTCGATCCAAAAAGGCACCTCCTACAGCGACAAGCAGAAAAGCATCTAAATTAAAAGATTCAACGATTGCTTTAGCTAATAAGGGTGTTGACTTAGATGATATTTCGTCAGTGATTATGTCACGTTGGGAAACGTAAATCTTAATTGCTAATATAAGGAAAATCAAAAATGGCAATATATACTACTTACGACCAAGTCGGTAAGGCAGAGGACGTTTCAGATATTATCTCAAACATCTCACCTACTGATACTCCTTTTACAACTATGATCAAAACAGAGAAAGTCTCTGCTAGAACATACGACTATCAGGAAGATACTATTGGTTCAGGAGCCGATAATAAACTTGTCGAGGGAGCTGATTTTACAATCGGTACTCAGGCTGCAACTACGTTAAGGACTGGTACTACTCAGATCCTTGGACTTGCCTTTCAGGTCAGTGCCACAGCAGATGCCATTAAGACATATGGCAGAGCCAAAGAAACGGCCTACCAGTTAGGAAAAACCTTGAAATTGCTCAAGAAGCATCAAGAGTTTGCATATGTTGGACATCATAATGCAGCAGCAGCAGGTTCAAGTTCTGCAGCTAGAGAAATGGCCTCAGCCTCTGCTTTGATTACGAACTCAACAGATGCAGGTACAAACTCTACTGATGCATTAACTGAGGCTAAGTTCTTAGTTGGTGCCGAAGCTGCTTATACAACAGGTTCAGAGCCGAACGTATTCATGATAAAGCCGGCAGATGCGACCATAATTTCCGGTTTCACAGGAGCCTCAGGAAGATACAGAAACTTCAACGATGGAACTAAGACATTAGTTAACGTGGTTGATTTATATGTTTCTCCATTTGGTGAGTACAAGATGGTTCTTAACAGACACCAGTTAACTACACATGCATTCTTATTAGACCCTGCAATGTTTAGACAGACTGTACTACGTCCTGTTAGCAGAACTTTACTTGCTAAAACAGGTGACAGCGACAAACATGCTGTTGTCATGGAAGTAGGATTAAAGCATATGAACTTTGGCGATAGTCATATGATCACTGGCTTGTCCTAATAACTAATTGCAAAAGGGGAATGGTAGTTTTGCTCTCCTTGGCTACTACCCCCTTTTGCATCACTTTTCTATAAGGAGATAATATGATTTACGATAAAGACCGTCAGGGTAACAACATTATAAATGTTAACACTGAGTTTTTTAACAATGTCGGTGAAGATGCTAGAAAGCATACACAAGATATACCCCAGTGGCATTTAGATAACCTTAAAGACCAACGTAACGTCAGTAGCCAACAAAGAGAAGGTGAAATGATGAAGGTTGCCTCAATACCTACAGCAGTTATCGAGAAGTGGATGCGAGAAGGTTTTAACGTCATGACTGACAAAAACATTACAGCGAAACAAATAGTCAACAAACTTAAGAGTGAAAACTTAGATGCATTCTTAACAACAGAGAAGAGTTTATAAATGTCACTTTATGAAAATATGAATAAACGAAAAGCTAGTAAGTCGTCTAGGCCTAAGTCAAAGTCAACGATATCACCCAAAGCCTATGCCAACATGAAGTCCGGTTTTCCTAAGACTAAAAAGACAACTAAAAAAGGATAAGATATGAACTATGGTGATTTAAAGACCCATTTTAATAACGTACTTAACCGTTCAGATATCACCACAGCTTTAACAACTACCTTTATCGATCAGGGTACAGCTCGTGTGCAGAGACAGTTAAGAACACCTATGCAAGAAGCTGTAACCACTTACACACTTTCAGGGATAACTGAATACATTACACTACCTAATGACTTCATAGAGATCGTAAGTCTTTACTATTTAAACACTGAGTTAAGTAGAGTTCCTATGAGTAAGTACAGGTCGTTAAATGCAAATAACTATGCAGGTAACCCTACTAACTTTACAAGACAACAGGAAAAGATATTCCTATTTCCACAGCCAAGCTCAGGTAATGTTACCCTGTATTATTACAACGAGTTTGCCTCAATGTCAGCAGATAGTGATGAAAACACACTTGCTAAGGTAGCTCCTGATTTACTTATTTATGCAGCTCTTACTTATGCTGCAGACTATTACTTGGACACAAGGTCAGATGTCTTTGAAACAAAGTTCAACCAGTTTCTATTAGAAGTTCAAGAGCAAGCTAATGATCAAGAGACTAATGGTGGTGTCCAGTCAATACAACCTACCTACACATTCACTGACTACCAAGACACCTACTCAAGTAGCTCACAATCATAGAGGTAATAAATGTCATCATTCTTTAAAAGTTCAGGTACTTCTGTAACTATTCAAAATACAATAGACACACTTATAACTGATGCTGAAGCAGCTAAAATTGCAGCACAGACTGCAGCAACTAATGCCTCGACTTCAGCTAGTTTATCGTCAACCTCAGCAAATAACTCAAGCACCTCTGCAACTAACTCTGCGAGTTCATTGTCCTCAGCTCAGTCGGCTCAAGGTGCCTCAGAAACAGCTAGAGATGCCTCGGTTGTGGCTAAAAACTCAGCCGAAACAGCAGCAACTAATTCCGGTAACTCAGCATCGACAGCCTCAACTCAAGCCTCTAATGCCTCGACTTCTGCAACTAATGCAAGTAACTCGGCTACTACAGCAACAACCAAGGCAAGTGAGGCCAGTACCTCAGCTACTAATGCAGCTAGTTCTGCATCTACAGCCTCAGGACATGTAACTACAGCATCAACACAGGCTAGTAATGCAAGTACTTCTGCGACTAATGCAGCCTCTTCAGCATCCACAGCAACTACAAAAGCGAGTGAGGCAAGTACCTCAGCTACAAATGCATCCACCTCAGCTAGTACAGCAACAACCAAAGCCTCGGAGGCTAGTACGTCAGCTACTAATGCATCTACTTCAGCATCAACAGCAAGTACTCAGGCTACAAATGCAGGTAACTCAGCGACTGCCTCGGCTAACTCAGCTACGGCTGCAGGTAACTCTGCGACTGCTGCATCAAGTTCAGCATCAACAGCTCAGACCTTATCAACTAGTTTTAACAACATATACTTAGGTGCATTAAGTTCAGCACCCTCACAAGATCCTGATGGTTCAGCCTTAGACGAAGGTGACCTTTATTTCGACACCACCCAAGGAGAACTCAAGGTATACAAGTCGAGTGGTTGGGCAGCAGCAGGATCCACAGTAAACGGAACCTCGGCACGTTTCCACTATGACATAACAGGCACACCTACTTCAGTCAGTGGAGCAGATGCAGCAGGTAATACACTTGCATACGATGCAGGATTTTTGGATGTCTATGTAAACGGTGTTCGTATGAGTACAGCAGACATTACAACTACTTCAGGGAATGCCGTTGTCTTCGCAGAAGCACTTAGTGCCTCAGATGAAGTAGATATTGTGGCATACGGAACTTTCGTAATTTCTCAGTTAAATGCCAGTAACTTAAATAGTGGCACAATACCTGATGCAAGGTTCCCTGCGACACTCCCTGCAATCAGTGGAGCAAACCTAACTAACTTACCAGTGGACTTAACTGCACTAAGTGCCAGTAACTTAAATAGTGGCACAATCCCAAGTGCAAGGGTATCAGGTGCTTACACTGGGATTACTAGTGTTGGTACTTTAACTGGTACTCTCACAGCCAATGGTGGTGCAGTATTCAACGAAGCTAGTGCAAATGTAGATTTTAGAGTTGAAGGTAATAATGATACTCATGCTTTGTTTGTTCAAGGTGGAAGTGACCATGTAGGGATAAATAATAATTCTCCTAATTCATCATTCACTGGTGCTGATAACTTAGTAATTGGTGGTGGTTCAGGACATACTGGCATGACCATTCTTAGTGGAACTTCTAGCAGAAGTAGCATAGAATTTTCTGATGGTACTGGTTCAGATGCAACAAAAACTGCAGGAGGAATAAGATACTACCACGATAGTAATTATATGAGATTTAATACTAATGGTGGCACGGAACGTATGCGTATTGATTCCTCAGGCAGAGTAGGTATTGGCACTTCAACTATACCGACTGCCGACTCTACGGTTACTGTGCGTAAAGATGGTGCGGCAAACGAATTTAATATTTTATCGGGAACAAGCCACGCTTCTGTCATTAATATGGGTGATGCGGATGATTATAATATCCAAAGAATAAAGGCGGATAATTCATCTAACAGCCTACAGTTTCAAACAAACAACGCAGAACGTATGCGTATTGACTCTTCAGGCAATGTGGCTATTGGTGGGCAAGAGGGAACATCATCTATTGCTAACCAAAGATTACTTCTTGCTGCTACTGCACAAAATGGCATAGGTTATGGTCTGTTTATACATAACGACTCATACCTTGCTGCTAGTGCAAGGATATCTTTATCACCAAGATACACTTTCTCTTACAACACTTCGCCTTACATAGAATCTCTTTCTGAAAGTACCAGTGCTGCAGCTTTAGTGTTTGGGGCAACTACAGGAACTACTGCCACAGAACGTATGAGAATAGACTCACTAGGTAGTTTGGGTATTGGTAATACTGTTATGAGTTCCATGTCAACAGATGGTAATAATCTAGTAGTTGGTAGTGGTAGTGGTAATGAAGGTATAACAATATATTCTGCTACGAATGGCACTAGTAATATATATTTTGCAGATGGTTCAAGTGGAGGTGATAGATATAAAGGGTTTTTAGAGTATGCACATAGTGGTGACTATTTAAATATTGGAACTGGTGGTACAGCAAATCTGCGTATTCATGGCAATGGGACTACTGCTTTTGGTTCAACTGCAAATGATGCACGAGTTGGAATACACGCTGATAGTGGTACTATGGTACCTCTTTTGGTTAATAGCACAAAATCAGGTACAGGTGCAGGAAATTTAGTTCGTTGGCGTAGAAATAATACTAATGTTGGCGAAATTGAAGTTACTGGAAGTTCAACTTCATACGTTACATCTTCAGATTATAGAATGAAAGAAAACGTAGTAACAGAATGGGATGCAACAACAAGACTAAAGCAACTCAAACCTTCTCGTTTTAACTTTATTATAGATGCTGACACTACAGTAGATGGTTTCTTAGCACATGAAGTATCAAGTGTAGTACCTGAAGCAGTTAGTGGAACTAAAGATGCAGTAGATGCAGATGGTAATGCAGTTATGCAAGGCATAGACCACTCAAAGCTAGTACCTTTACTCGTGAAAACCATACAAGAATTAGAAGCAAGAATAACAGCGTTGGAGTCAGCATAAAATGACAAGAGCAAAAGACATATCAAAAGTAATCACTGCACCAGTTTTCAGTGGTCTTACATACCCAACTTCAGACGGCAGTGCCAATCAGTTTATGAAGACAGACGGCAGTGGCACACTATCTTTTGCGACTGTTGTTGGCACAACCATAAACAACAATGCAGACAACAGAATTATTACTGGTAGTGGCACAGCCAATACATTAGAGGGTGAATCCTCTTTAACTTATGATGGTACTAATCTTGATCTTGCAGACAATAAAAAAATAAGACTAGGAACTGGCAATGATTTAGAGCTGTATCATGATGGTTCTAATTCTGCCATTGTAGATAATGGAACTGGAGAGTTTTTAATAAGCACAAATGGAAACTTTATTAGGTTAGGAACTACAACTGGCGAAGCGATGATTGATGGTGTCAAAGATGGTGCGGCAACACTTTACCACAACAATGCTGCTAAGATAGCCACGACTTCAACTGGTGTAACTGTTACTGGGAATGTAAACTTACCTAATGTAAACTCTTATATTACAGGTGGTGGGCATAATGTTATTCAAGTAGATGCAGCCAAGACATACCTTTATGGTGGTACTGGTGGTGTTCAATTTAGAACAGCCAATAATTTGGGTGCTTTAGTAGATATTACTAACTCAGGCAATGTGGGTATTGGTATTTCTCCTTCAAATACATTTAGTGTTGGTGCTAGTGGAACAGTTACAACAAGATACACCTCAACTGATACTTCAGCATTTTCTTTATTACAGTTTGAAAATAGTGGAAGCATAGTTTTATCTGCCGATCACGGAAATAGTGCATCTAGCAGTAATATTATATTTAAGTCTGATGGTGCTACAGAACGTATGAGAATAGACTCATCAGGGCGATTAGGGATTGGAACTAGTAGTGCAAGAGCTAAATTAACTGTAGCTATGAACGCTGCTAGTAGCGATGGTATAGCACTTGATAACGCCAATGGTGGAGCAACCATGGACATATCTTTGCTAGGCACTGGTTATAATGCACATGGAGCATCTCCTGGTGAAATTTGGATGTATTCCCCTGATAATATAAACATTGGTGGTGCTACTGGTAATACAAATTCTATCAAATTTCTTGGTGGTGGCTCAGAACGTATGCGTATTGATGGCACTAAACCTCAGACAATTACTCATGGTGTTCGTGAACTTTACTACAGTGGAAGTTTACCTAATAGCACTGTTGTCGTAACTATTGATATTCTAAATCACAGTAATGCAGGTGTTATGTTAGTAGAAGCTACATTTAACCATTACTCAATAAACCAATATGGTGCTGCTCGTAGATCAAATCTTGGGTTATATGGTGGTGGTATAATTTCTACTCATGACATACAAAATATATCTACAGGTAACGGTGGCTCTTGGACTTATAGCACTCCTACTAGTGGTACAATTAGAATAACTAAAAACGCTGGTACTTATGCTGGTGGTGGTTATTACTGGGTAAAAGTAACTACATATATAGGTTAATAGGAATAAAAAATGATATTAATATTTGACAAAACAAATGACACATTCTTGATGTCAGCAAACACATTACCAAGTGAAATATATAAAGATGAAGATAAATATGTAATTGCTAATGTACCACAAGAAGAAACTTATGATCCATTATATTCGTATTCACACAAAGATGGTGTGGCGATTAAGGGCAGTCTAATACCAATCGATACAGACGAAGTAAAAAGATTGGCAGATGAACATACTGCAACTCAATACTCAAGAGATAGAAAAGAAGAATACGACAAACTAAATCAAGACGAGATGAGATTTGATGATCAAGTGAATAATACAACAACATGGGTAGATGCGATTAATGCAATAAAAGCATCACACCCAAAACCTTAGAAGGAAACTAAAATGGCTATAACATGGAAAATAAACACACTTGATAGAGACTTAACTCAAGGCTCAAACGATAACATTGTAACAACAATACACTGGACAGCAAGTGATGCTGATGCAGATGGAAACAATGGGTCATCTTATGGTTCAGTAGGAGTGACACTTGTAGGCACACCAAAGGCATATGCAGATATAACTGAAGCTGATGCTATTGGTTGGGCTAAAGATGCTCTTGGAGATGAGCAAGTCACAGCAATAGAAGAGAGTATAGCTAGTATGATAGATGCACAAGCTAATCCAACAACAGCAACTGGAGTATCGTGGTAATGAAGATGGAGTTAAAGCCTGAACTCCAAGTACAGTTAGAGCTAGATGCCCACGAAAAAGAATGTGCAGTTAGATACCAAGCTGTAAATGACAAGCTGAGTGCCTTAGACAAGCGACTATGGAGAATGGAGGCTATGTCTATGTGTAGCACCTTTGCAGTAGTTGCTGCTGTCGTAGCTGTAATCATGAAGTAAGTTAATGAGTTATATACTAGACCATCTTCACTTCCTATGAATACCAAGAAACATTTAAGTACATGGAGGTAATTCATAACTCATTTAACTAATAATTTATACAACACAAAAAGGTAAAATGCAAATATGATAGATCCGATTAGTGCCTTCGCTCTCATAAAAACGGCACACGGATCCCTCGTTAGTGCAATAAAAATGGGTAAGGATTTCTCACAAATGGGGAATGCCATAGCTAAATTTGCTCAGGGTGAGGCAGCTCTTAGTGTAGCTAAAGAAAAGAAGAAGAAGTCTATATTCGGTAATGTGGTCGGTAATGCAATAGAACAACATTTTAAACAAGAAGAACGTGATAGAATGCATGCCGAGCTGAGATCCATGGTTCAGCTTTATGGGTCTGCAGGTCAATGGGAACGTCTAGCAGCTACCATAGCTCAGGCCAAAGCAGAACACAGAAGACAACTTAAAGAACAAGCCAAGATAGACTACAGGAACAAGCTGATAACCACTGTTTCTACCGTTATACTCATAGGCCTAGCATTTATCTATTACTTCGCAATGTATCTTAAAGGAGAGTTCTAAATGAACATACAACGACTACGTCAACAATTAATTAAACATGAATCTATAGAGCTAAAACCATACCGTTGTACCAGTGATAAGCTAACAATAGGTGTGGGTCGTAACATAGAAGACCGTGGTATATCCCATGAAACTGCAATGCAGATGTTAGATGAGGATATCGACATATGTATTAACGAGTTACAACAGACAGTAAGTTATTGGAACAACCTCCCCTCACGAGTAAAAGAAGGACTTATTAACCTGTGTTTTAACATGGGTATTAGTCGTTTGATGGCCTTCAAGAAGACATTCGGTTTCCTCAGGGAGGGAATGTACAGCAAAGCAGCAGACGAACTTTTAGATAGCAGGTATGCAAATCAAGTAGGTCAAAGAGCTGTAGATGTAGCAAACATGATTAGAGATGGAGCAAATGACTGATGTTACCAATATTATCAATAGTAGGATCCTTAGCCGGAACATGGCTAGAAGGCCGTCAGGAGAAGTCCAAGGCTAAACAAAAACTAGCTATAACCAAGATAGAGGCTCAGGCTAAAAGATTTGAGCAGGATGGTAACTGGGATGAGAAAGCCGTAGATGGAATGGCTAATAGCTTTAAGGATGAACTTTATACCATATTGTTTGTAGGTATCATTCTTGCCAGTTTCATAGAACCCTTACAACCTGCAATGAAGAATGGTTTTGTATTCCTTGATGAGGCTCCTGACTTCCTAAAGTATGGAATATTAGGTTCTATAGCTGCATCATTTGGATTAAAATCAATAGCTAACTTTAAAGGTAAATGATGGATTTAGAGATTCTTAGTTTGTTTCTTCAGACACTCACAGTGGTGGGTGTATTCGTAAATACCGGTATAAATATTGTATATCGTATGAAAAAGTAAAACATGGCTGTAACACTGGTCAGGCTTAGGTTTGATCGGTGTTTTTTCTAATACTGTCCACCCTTATACAGAAAAAGTGCATGGGGGGTCTTGATTATTTACGAAAGATCGATTAGGTTAACAATGTGAACTGCTACTAACACCGACACGAGGATTTTCAGTCCTCTGCTCTACCAACTGAGCTACCCGGGCAAAAAGTGTTAACGGTGTTATTCAAGAGGTCTTAAAAGATTTCCGTAGTTCTCGCAAGTTAAAAAGTAACTTAAGGAGAACAAAATGACTACAGCAAGACAAATGATCAAGAAAGCCACTAAAGTATATGTAGGCTCACCTCAGTCAAATACATGGGTTAATGTTACCAAGGCTAGTCTGTCAAGATCAGTTCAGGGTAGAACTTTAGACCCTGCTAACTTTGCTTGGACTACTGACCGTAAGGCACTGCTAGTTAACCTCGGTGTTACATGGGAGGCAAACTAATGACTAAAACTAAACCTACATCTAAGTCTTGGTCTACTGCCAAGCTCTTCAACGTCTACTTCAAGGATCTTAGGCTACCGGTGTGTGGCCTTAGATATGCATGGGCAGTCACTGGTTCTAAATGGGTCAGGATCTGCATACCTATTCACGACATAAAATTTAAAGTCAGAAGATCCGTATGGGATCGTATGGACGTCAACTTACCTGAGGAGGCAAACTAATGCAGACATTTAGACAATTCTTTGTAGCTGAGGCTGACGACTTATGGCATGGCATTCACAAGGAGCAAGCCTTCAATAAATGCATGATGTTCTCTAATTTTAAGAGGTATGGGTCAAAGCCTTTAGACTCCTTTACAGTCATTGAAATTAGAGAGTTCCTATCTTTTATCAAAGTAGCTAGAAACATCTCTGAGGCGACCTTAAATCGCTATAGAGCAGCCATTAAAGCCGTGTTTAGACATGCTATGGATCTAGAGCTTATAACTTCATCACCACGAATCAAAATGTCTAAGGAATCAGGTGGACGACCTCGTTCATTCAGCGAGGATGAACTGGTAAAGATCCAAGACTTCTTCGGTAAATCTAGAGAGCCAAAGATTAAACATTTAGTTCAGCTCTCCATGTTTACCGGTATGAGACTTGGTGAACTGGTTCTCATTGGAACTACGGCCTTCCTAACTCCTGATAAGAAGTGGTTGAGGTTGGTTGACACTAAGAATGGTGACGATAGAGATGTTGCCATGACCCCTAAAACCATAGAGCTAATTGAAAAAGTTGGTGTTGTTGCACACTGGTTCAGACACAGGATCTTCTATGATCTATGGAAGGAATGCAGGTATAGGGTTGCTAAGAACGACAAATACTTTGTATTCCACGTTTTACGACATACCTATGCATCCACCTTAGCTAACGACCTAAAAATAAATACTTTGGTCATAGCATCTATGATGGGTCACAGGTCGATAGTTACTACTCAAAAGTATGTGCATGTGAATGCATCTGCTCAACAGGACATTGCTAAACAAATGTCTAGATAAACCTAAGATAACCTAAGGAGAGAGCAGATGACTACTATATTAAAAGGACGACCTAAAAAAAGCACTAATTTCATAAGTAAAAAAGTATTCTTGGAGACTAGTATATGGGAGTTTCTAGGTAGGGAGGCTAATAACTTAAGCCGTCTTACCGGTCAGCAGATATCCATGGCTCAGTTAATCAGAATGTCTGTTAATAATGAGTTTAAAAACAAGATTAATGTGTAGTTGAAGGGTATTGATTCACATATTAACTTGTTGCTAAGGTTTTACTATTAAAAGGAGACATAAATGGAGAAAATACTAGAATTATATGAAAAGCAATACAAAGAATATGCTCTAGCCGTTATGGAAGTTGAGATCCAATTACACAAGGCTAGGTCAGTGAGGATGTCAGGTAAGTTACAACAATACTTCAACTCATCTCAGAACAGGAATACCTTTGCTAGGATTATGTCTAAGGCCTACCAACTACAAGAGCCGGTGACTATAACTTACATATGTGAATTGCTCGATGCTAACAGAAGTAGTGTAAGTTTAATGGTGGATGAATGTGAAAAAGGAGGTTGGATTAGTGTCTTAAGGGATAAAAACAAGGCTTGGTGTATGGCTACCAAAGAACTTCATGATTCCATGATGAAGTATGTGCATTGGAAGAAACGTATTAACAAGTCAATAATAGGTGACTACTATAAGTCACTTGATCAATTAGAAAGTGTTTTAAAGAAAGCAGGTATGACCATCCCTGACATGAGTTATGGTGAAACTGATAAAATCGTAGGAGATCATAATGACTATTCAGAGATATAGGCCTTTAGGAATACAACAACGGATGAACCAAATGACCGGTCAGGCACCGGTTTGGACTACCCACGGTCTTAAGTAAATCACTAGTAAAATGACTTATGTCCACCCATTAGAGAACTTTGGGTGAAAAGGAGAATAACTTGAGTACAATAAGAGAATTACAAAGAGAAAGACAGATGATCACTGAAGGCCGTGATCGCCATGTCAAAAGATCAGAGAAGATAACAACCACTTCAATACAAAATAATCCTCAGAAACTTATATCTGAAGTTCAATCTTTAGTAGCTAAGGATCTTAAGAAAACTATAGATAGTCAAAAGGGTATAGGTAATAGACCTATGAAGTGGGTTGAAGACCTTAAGGATGTTGATGTCGATATAGTTAGTTATGTCGGTCTTGTGTCGATGTTTGATGCAGTAGGTCGTAATCAAACACTTACTAGAGCAGTCTCAACCATAGGTCAAAAGATTGAGATGGAGGTCTTCAACATAAAGTTAAAACAGTTCAACAAGAAGTTAGCTAATAGAATTGAAACTAAAGTCACTCAAGATCACTCAAGTGAACGTCATAGGATAAAAGCTGCTAAGTCTATAGCTGCTAAAGCAGGTTTTGAGTATGAAAAGTGGGATGACAAGAGAAGGGTTATTGTCGGTACACCTATTCTCAATTCGATACTCAGGATCTCAGGTATCTTTGACGTATGGCAAACAACCATTAAAAACAGGACACTGAAGAAGATAGGTTTATTACCTGATGCATCCTTAAGATTGTCTGAGCTAGACTTCGATGAAAGTTGGTCAAGTCCGTTGTTTGCACCTATGACAATTAGACCTAAAGACTGGACTTCTTTTGACACTGGTTGCTATCTAGATGAGGCACTTTCTCAGCAGGTAAAACTAGTCAAAGGATACGTTCCTAATGCCCATATAAGAGCCATAGAGCAAGGGTTTGAGGACGGTTCGATACAACCTAGTATTGATGCACTTAATGCCGTGCAGAGGACTCCTATGAAACTCAATAAAACTATAGTTGAGGCAGTGGAGTGGTGTTGGTCTAATGATAAATCAATGGGTAAGTTTCCGACTAGAGCTTATATCGAAACACCTGATAAGGTTGACGACTTTAATAGCCTGACTGACGTAGAGAAAAAAGGGATCAGGATCAAGAATAAGAATATTGTCGTTAAAAACAGACAGATTGACGGTCAAAGGTCTGTCATGGTTCAAGACTTAAGAGTTGCTAAGGAGCTTATGGAGTATGAGCAATTCTATCTACCCCATAACTTCTGTCACCGTGGACGTATCTATCCGATACCTCACTTTTCACACCACCGTGACGAACACATAAAAGCTATGTTTGAGTTTGCTAATGAAAAGAAGGTTGATGAACAGGCCTTCTATTGGATAGCCGTACAAGTAGCCAACACTGGTGACTTTGATAAAGTATCTAAGAAACCCATGATTGATAGAATCAAGTGGGTTACAGAGAATGCTGAAAAGATTATTGAGGTAGCTCAGGATTACAAGTCTACATATGACTATTGGTCTAAAGCAGATAAACCCTTTTGTTTTCTAGCTGCATGTCAGGCTTACTTTAAGTATCTAATTGAAGGTGAAGGATCCACAAGTGGACTGCCAATATCTTTAGACGGTAGTAACTCAGGCATTCAACATTACTCAGCAGCATCACTTCAAGAAAAGGATGGATCACTAGTTAACCTAGTTCCTAACTCTATACCTCAAGATGTTTACCAAGAAGTTGCCGATGCTGTAGTTAAAGAGTTTGCAGCTAGTGATGACACGATGGCAAGAGAATGGCTAAAGTTTGGTATTAACCGTAAGTTAGTCAAACGTAATGTCATGACTTTTGGTTACTCTAGTGAGGTCTATGGATTTAAAGATCAAATCATAGAAGACACTATGAGACCTTTAGCTGACGATGTACTTGCAGGTAAATACGACCAACACCCATTCGGTGACGATCAAGGATTTACTGCAGCTAACTTCCTAGCTAAGGCTAATTGGAAGGCAGTCAATCAAGTGATTACTGGTGCCTCTGAAGGTATGAAGTTCTTTAAGACTTTAGCTAGACTATTGGCTCATGAAAACAAGCACATGAAGTGGACAACACCTGTTGGTTTTCCTGTTGTACAAAGTTACACAAAGTTCACCACTAAGGAGATCAAGGTTTACCTATACGATAGAACCTTGTTTAAGAATATCCGTAGTCAAATATCACTACGAGATAAACCACTTAGGACTGTAGACAAAGCTAAGTCAGCCTCAGCAGTATCACCCAATGTGATCCACTCAATGGATGCAGCTCACTTACTGCTAACTGTTTTAAATGGATTACAGAAGAACATTCAGAGTTATTTCCTGATCCATGACAGTTTTGCAACCACTGCTGCAGACACTCAAAAGCTGTATGAAATCATCAGAAGTTCCTTCATTGAGATTTATGATAACTTTTGTCTTTATCAGACGGTTTTAAACCACAACATAAAACAGTTTGAGGATGCCTCTAAGGTAGACCTGCCCTCAATTCCCAAGAAGGGCAAACTTGTTTTAACTGACATAAAAGACAGTCGATATTGCTTTTGTTAGGTACTTATGTCCACCCATTGAGAAACTACTAAACCAAAATTAAGAAAGGTTAACTCATGCACCCACGAGAAAGGGTGCTTGGGATCGCTTATCTTTGCCATGAAAAAGGCCAAGAGATACCCAAGCACGTTTTAAAAGAGGCAGAGCAACTCGGTATAGATGTTTCTGAATTTCAAATAACAACAACCAACAACAAGGAGACTGCAAATGGCAGACAAAAGACAAAACTTCGTAACACATAAGGGAACTGCTCAATACCCATGGTTAAATAAAGCAGACACCCAGTTTGATTCTGACGGTGTGTTTAAAACAAATCTATTAGTTCCTAAAGACCAAGCTAAAAGTTTAGTAGATCAACTCACTCAAATAGCTAAGGATGAGTTTGGTGCTAAGGCCACTGGAGCTAGGATGCCCTTTAAGATTGATGAGGAAACTGGAATGATGTCAATCATCAGTAAGTCTAAGTTTCAACCTAAGTTCTTCGATAGTAAAGGTCAGGTAGTTACTAACCCTCCTCCTCTTTATGGTGGATCTATTATTAAGATAGGTGGTGTTATCAGTCCTTACACAGTGACTGGGAACAATGGCATTTCACTGAGACTGACTAAAGTTCAAATCATTGAACCAGTAAGTCAAGTAGGTGCAGGAATGGATGGCTTTGAGGCCGAGGAAGATGGCTTTGTGGCTGAAGAAGATCAAGACTTTGGATCAACTGATGAGGAGCCTGAGACTGGTGCCAACTCGTATAATTTCTAGAGGTGCTTTAATCAGAGGTTATAGGTCAGGGTTAGAAGATAAGGTTAGCGAACAGATTAGTAAGGCCGAGTTAAAGGTTTACTATGAAACTGACAAGATCAAATACACCCACCCACCTCGTACAAGTACATACACTCCTGACTTTAAGCTGCCTAAGATTGGTGGCTTTTTTTATGTCGAAACGAAGGGTCGCTTTGTTACTGCCGATAGACAGAAACATCTATTGATTAAACAACAGCACCCTGAGTTAGACATCAGGTTTGTTTTCAGCAATGCAAACTCAAAGATCTACAAAGGTTCAAAAACTTCATATGCAGACTTTTGTAGAGCCAATGGCTTTATGTTTGCCCATCGTTCCATCCCTGAGGAGTGGCTTAAGGAAGGCTACCCACCTCAGATGGGAATGCATGGTGACTTAATCTAAAGGAGATAATATTGGAGGCACATAAATCAATAGAGCTGAGGAAGGAACCATGTGAAGACTGTGGTTCCTCCGATGCCTTAGGAGTTTACGATGACGGACACACACACTGTTACTCGTGTAATAAAACCACCCAACCCACACTCAAAAAGGTTGACCTCAAAACAATACAGCCAAAAAGTAATACCTTCAAAAAAGAATTACTCAAGGGTGAAATTAAAAGCCTCAAACATAGAGGATTAAATGAGGAGACCTGCAGAAAGTTTGGTTATCTAATACATAAAGACTTAGAGCTTGCCGTCTATAGGGATAAGAACGGTAAAGCTGTAGCTCAAAAGGTTAGAGACAAGGATAAGAATTTTACCATCATAGGTGATGCATCTAAGATGACGTTATATGGTTCTCACTTATGGTCTACCGGAAAGAAGTTGGTTATTGCTGAAGGCGAAATAGATGCAATGACTATCTCTCAGGTTCAAGGTCATAAGTGGGCAACTGTCAGTTTACCAACCGGTGCAGCCTCGGCAGCCAATAGCATCAAAAAGAACTGGGATTATATACTCGGCTTTGACGAGATAATCCTTATGTTCGATATGGATGATGCAGGTCAAAAAGCAGTTCACATCGTAGCTGAGTTGTTACCGGTTGGTAGAGCTAAGATAGCCAACTTACCCTATAAGGATGCCAACGAATGCCTTATGAAGGGTAAGGCCAATGAGATCATTACAGCTATCTTTCAGGCTCGTTCATTCAGGCCTGATGGTATCATAGGTTCTCATGACCTGAAGTCAGAGATGCTTAAAGAAGATGAGCAGTCCTTGGTTAGCTACCCCTACCCTCGGCTTAACGACATAACTAAGGGTCTTAGGACTTCTGAGCTTGTCACGGTCTGTGCAGGTAGTGGTATCGGTAAGTCAACTTTAGTTCGTGAGATTGCCTATAGCCTTCACCAAAGTGGTGAGAAGATTGGCATGATTATGCTTGAGGAAAGCAACCGAAGAACCATGCTTGGTTTAGTCGGTATCCATATGTCCAAGAACATAACTGTTGATAGATCCATGGCTAACCAAGAAGAGGTTAACGATGCCTATGAATCTATGGTTAAGGATAAGGCCGAGGTGTTTCTATATGACCACTTTGGTTCCTCAGACGTTGAACTCATTTGTTCAAGGATCCAGTACATGTCTAAGGCTTTAGACATCAAGTGGGTTATCCTCGACCACATATCAATCATGATCTCAGGAATGGATGGTGGTGATGAACGTAAGATGATTGACCGTGCCATGACTAAGCTCAGGACATTAGTTCAGGAGTTAGACATAGGTCTTATACTTGTGTCTCACCTGAGACGACCTGAAGGTGACAAAGGCCATGAGGATGGAGCTAAGGTTAGACTTGGTCAGCTTAGAGGATCACATGCCATAGCTCAACTATCTGACATATGCCTGAGCTTACAAGTGGATCCTGAAGACAGTGACGGTGACAGTAGGTTTATCCATGTCTTGAAAAACAGATTCACTGGTGAAACAGGCCATGCCGGTGGTGTCTCATACAACAGAGACACAGGCCGATTACTACCCCAATCAGAAATATTCTAAATACATAAAGGAGAAAAGTATGCAAGACGTTTTGCAACGTAATGCCTATGAGAATTGTTATGAATGTGGCGATGCTCTTAAGAAGGTTAGGCACCTTAGAACAGAACCAAAGATCTGCAGCGACTGCCGTGGACACCGGCAATCAAACTCTACAAGTATTCGTGAGATATATGTGGAAATGAAGAAGAACCCCATCACTGAAATAGACCCATTAGAGCAAGTCTTTTTAGACGACCCAAGGGCAATTTTTGAGCAAGAACCAAGTTTTAGAAGGAGTACTAATCGATGAACCATTTATCATTTGAT